GGACAAAAGTTTATTGTCCAACACCAGACGTACCTACAAGGCAGATACTTGCCGGGTACACCAAAAGACCTCATAAAGATTGTCGAAGTCGCTGGTAAGACTTATTCCGTTTTTGGCATTATCTACGACGGTTATCGTCAATTGATTGATAATGCTTTTGATTTTGAATCAACTCGCGGGCAGATGTCCTGCAAAGTTGCTGATGTCTGTGAACCTCTTAAGGTACGAATTGTAACTAGAGGTCGGGCATTGGCTTACCACGCCGTGCAGTGTGTCCAAAAATGGATGCATGCATCTCTTAGGAAGATGCCACAGTTTCAGTTAATTGGTAAACCCTGTGACAATCATATTATACGCGATTTTATCATGAAGAATTCCCATAAGGAATTTTTGGTGTCTGGCGACTACGAAGCCGCTACAGATAACCTTAATATCAATGTAACCAAGTGGATCTTTGAGAGAATATTGCTCCAGCTTCGTCAGGACCTTCTAACCTGTGAGGATCCTATCTTCGTCGAGAAGATAGTCACTCTATCCAGGAAGGTTCTGTATGAACATATTATTGAATATCCTCGATCTGAACTTGGTTCTGAAGAGCCTGACTTGGAACCCGTTCTCCAAAGAAACGGGCAGCTGATGGGATCTGTTTTATCCTTCCCCATTCTCTGCATAGCCAATCTTATTGGCTATTGGATCTCTGTTGATCCAAACTCCAATTTTGAGGATCTTAATGTCCTAATTAATGGAGATGATATATTATTTGGGGCTTCCATGCCCGAAACAGAGAAATGGTCACAGACTGTGGCACAGCTTGGTTTGATTAAAAGTGTAGGCAAGAATTATGTACATAAAAGATTCTTCATGATAAACTCTCAGTTGTACGACCGTAATTATCTTGATAGTCGTATGTACTTACCCTATTACCAGAGTGGGCTCCTACTCGGTAGGAGCAAAGTCCAATCTACAAGTGACGTAACCGACGTCAGCCAGTTGCCATTAATGAATTTACAATTGGTACTGGATTCAGCTAATCGCCCAAAATTTGCGTTAGCTCGTTATATAGCCTATCACCGCGGTGATGTCGACTATTGGACTGAGGAGGGTAAGAGGAACTTATTCATTCCACAAGATTATGGTGGAATCGGTTTACATTTTCCCGG